CCCTTGCATAGATGAGCGAAGATCCACCAATAACATACGGGATGGTCCCGGATCCACTTGACAAAACCCACAAAGTCGAGGCTGTGCCAATATTAAAACTAACATTGGTAGCCGAAACCTGTACAGCGTATATATCACCTGTGGTAAATCCTGAACCTGTAAGAATGACATCAGCACCCGTGGTTGGTACACCACTGGTCAAAGTCCTGCGAACACCTAGTCCCTGGAACGACCCAGAAATCAGATTGCGTGAATTGAATCGCAACCCCTCAAACTCGATCGTCAAATTAACTAAGAAGAAACCGGTAAGCATCATCGTAGCGTCCGAATAAATGTATACAACACCAGCCGTGAATTCCTCCAGGGTGGTGCTGTTTGCATTATCACAAACTTTCAAGCGGCTGTCAACAGGCAAATCCATATCTTCCGACATCCAGGTAGGTGTCAGAAGGGAATGCTTGGTTGATAATGCACGCTGATAAAACGTTGTGCCACCAGTGGTGTTAATGGGGCGATAGTTCGGATCACTGTCCGCGATCACGATCACTTCCCCACCCACATTGGTGGCTTGTACCGCACGAAAAGAGAGACTCGCTTTGGTGATTCGGAAATGCTGATAGACTCGCGTCATATTCTGCACTTCGTCATTTCCCAAAGCCACCGGACTCAAATACTGCAAACCGATCATTTCGGGTACAGCACTTTGAGTCGCTGCTGGTGGTCGTCCGATGCAAATTTGCGTCTCCATAACAATGGTATCTTTCGACTTCTTGGTTTGGACAGTGTGGTTACCCCTCAAAACTGTTCCGATTGCCGCGGGAGCACTAACCGTTTGGAAATGCCCTCTCGCGTTATCGCGAGCAGAGATCGAAATGCCCTTGCTCACGTGGCCCGACTGGGCCTTGTTGTTTTTGCTGCTACCTCGCAACATCATTTTCTTTTCAACTTGATAAACTGTAGGAATGAATTTATCAATGGCCCGAATTGCAGCTTGGCCACCCACAGCAATCGCCGCTGCCGTCCGTCTGACACCCTTACCAAAATTTCGGTGGGCAAAAGACAGATCAGCGTGTAGCAGATCACCATTAGTGGCGTAGGCCTCATCATGTTCCTTGCATGTGCGGTCAAACTCATCAATAGCAGGAACATCAGACACAACACTGTCCTGATACTTCCCGCCTGACCAGCCTGGACCACAATAATTTCCATGAAATCTCATCTACAATGGGGAATAGTTGTAGTCACTGAAATTATCAATGGCTCGAATGTCGTGGTTGATCACCAAGTTGTCATAGTATTTCTCCATGGCTACTTGCTCATCTGGCGTGTACCCCCACGCCGCCATAAACGCGACTCGGGCCTCAGCAATGATAGGGGCTTCCTTCGCCTCTAATCTCTCTGCCAAAAACCGAGCCCCACTTTGCATGGCAACCGCATCTCCAACCTTTGATTTAACACCATTTCTCATGAAACATTTGTACATTGATTCCATCACTGGAACCCCTCCACATAGGGCTAAACCACACTCTCCAACCGCAAACAACCATTTCCTCATGGCCGTAGCGTTGTCGAGCGGGAATAGACACATACTATCCTTTTCACGGGCGGTGTCAAAATTTCTGACCGCAACGTTCCCTCTTGACGTTTTAATCACCCTCATTTGGCAGAACTCAATGTCCTCCAAACAATGCGCACTGGGTTCTCTCGTCATTCGGAATCCCATTTTGATGAACCAATCATCGAGGCCCTTCACAAACTCCTCCTCACACTCACGTTCCATGAACACAACGCAATCATCACCATTGTTGATGAATCGGATTGGTATGTT